TGTGTATCCCGTGGGACCCGTCTCTCCTGTCGGACCCGTCTCGCCAGTGGGACCCGTTGTTCCTGTGTATCCCGTGGGACCCGTCTCTCCTGTCGGACCCGTCTCGCCAGTAGGACCTGTTTCACCAGTAGGACCTGTTTCTCCCGTGGGACCCGTCTCGCCAGTGGGACCCGTCTCGCCAGTCGGACCTGTCTCTCCCGTGGGGCCCGTCTCTCCAGTCGGACCCGTCTCTCCTGTAGGACCAGTGGGACCCGTCTCACCAGTAGGACCTGTTTCTCCCGTGGGTCCAGTGGGGCCTGTTTCACCTGTGGGGCCTGTAGGACCCGTTTCACCAGTGGGGCCTGTCTCACCAGTGGGGCCTGTCTCACCTGTGGGGCCTGTAGGACCCGTTTCACCAGTTGGGCCTGTCTCACCAGTGGGGCCTGTTTCACCTGTGGGGCCAGTAGGACCTGTTTCACCAGTATGACCCGTTTCACCTGTGGGGCCCGTTTCACCTGTAGGACCTGTCTCTCCCGTGGGACCCGTTTCACCCGTGGGGCCGGTTGTTCCCGTTGCACCTGTGGGACCGTCAATGCCATCCAAGTTGACATTATAGACGACAGTGGAGCTGAAATCGCCTTGGATGTTACGAATGGTGTTTACTGTGAGAGCACCCGTTGCTGGATCATAGGACTGAACACGAGCCTCAAAGGAGATCGTAGAATCCGAAGAGGATACAATGATGACACTGTTTCCTGGGAGATAGGCAAGATCCGTGGCCACCGTCATGGACTGTGTGCCGTCATAGACAGGTGCGAGGAGAACAGCGGTGGTCGTGGCGGTCAGAAAGCGATCCGAAAAGCCTGTGGCACCCATGGGTCCCGTGGGGCCAGTCGTTCCTGTTGCACCCGTGGGGCCGTCAATGCCATCCAGGTTCACATTGTAGATGACTGTGGAACTGAAATCGCCTTGGATGTTACGAATCGTATTCACTGTGAGAGCACCCGTCGAGGCATCATAAGACTGCACACGAGCCTCAAAGGAGATCGTGGAATCCGATGAAGAGGTGATAATGACACTGTTTCCTGGGAGATAGGCCAGATTCGTGGACACGGTAAGGGATTCTGTGCCGTCATAAATGGGGGTAAGGAGAACGGCTGTAGTCGTCGCTGTCATGTAGCGATCCGAAAAGCCAGTGGGACCCTGTGTTCCTGTCGTTCCCGTGTAACCAGTGGGACCCGTGTAGCCTGTTGTTCCTGTAGGGCCCGTTTCTCCCGTGGGACCCGTTGTTCCCGTGTAGCCCGTAGGACCCGTCTCGCCAGTGGGTCCAGTAGGACCCGTTTCTCCTGTAGGGCCCGTTTCACCCGTAGGACCCGTCTCGCCAGTGGGTCCAGTAGGACCCGTTTCTCCTGTAGGGCCCGTTTCACCCGTCGGACCCGTCTCTCCCGTGGGACCTGTCTCTCCCGTGGGACCGGTTTCACCTGTCGGACCCGTTTCACCCGTGGGGCCAGTGGGACCTGTTTCACCTGTAGGACCCGTTTCACCCGTGGGGCCCGTCTCTCCTGTGGGGCCAGTGGGACCTGTTTCACCTGTGGGGCCCGTCTCTCCTGTCGGACCTGTTTCGCCAGTAGGGCCCGTCTCCCCTGTCGGACCAGTAGGACCCGTTTCACCTGTGGGACCCGTTTCACCAGTAGGGCCTGTGGGGCCTGTTTCACCAGTGGGACCCGTCTCTCCAGTGGGACCTGTTTCGCCTGTGGGACCAGTGGGGCCTGTTTCACCCGTGGGGCCTGTTTCACCCGTGGGGCCTGTCTCTCCCGTGGGACCAGTGGGGCCCGTCTCTCCCGTGGGACCGGTTTCACCCGTGGGGCCCGTTTCACCCGTGGGACCCGTTTCACCAGTAGGGCCCGTGGGACCGGTTTCACCCGTGGGACCGGTTTCACCTGTGGGGCCCGTATCACCAGTAGGGCCCGTGGGACCGGTTTCACCCGTGGGACCCGTTTCACCCGTCGGACCCGTCTCTCCTGTGGGGCCAGTAGGACCAGTTTCTCCAGTCGGGCCCGTCTCACCAGTAGATCCTGTATCACCCGTGGGGCCAGTAGGACCGGTTTCTCCAGTAGGTCCAGTCGGACCCGTCTCTCCTGTGGGACCCGTCTCTCCTGTGGGTCCTGTTTCACCCGTGGAACCCGTTTCACCTGTGGGTCCTGTTTCGCCAGTAGGTCCAGTGGGTCCTGTTTCACCCGTGGGACCCGTTTCACCTGTAGGGCCTGTTTCGCCAGTAGGTCCAGTGGGGCCTGTTTCACCCGTGGGACCGGTTTCTCCAGTGGGGCCCGTTTCGCCAGTAGGGCCTGTTGGACCCGTCTCACCCGTGGGGCCGGTTTCGCCAGTAGGGCCTGTCTCGCCAGTGGGACCTGTCTCTCCCGTGGGACCCGTCTCTCCCGTGGGGCCCGTTTCACCAGTAGGACCTGTTGGACCCGTTTCACCAGTAGGACCCGTTTCACCTGTTGCTCCAGTGGGACCCGTCTCTCCTGTGGGACCCGTCTCACCAGTAGGACCTGTTTCTCCCGTAGGACCCGTCTCTCCCGTGGGGCCAGTGGGACCCGTTTCACCAGTGGGGCCCGTGGGACCTGTTACTCCTGTGTCACCCGTCGAGCCAGTGGGGCCTGTCTCACCTGTCGGACCCGTGGCTCCAGTTGCACCCGTCTCCCCAGTAGGGCCTGTTGGTCCTGTTTCGCCTGTGGGTCCTGTTTCACCTGTTGCTCCAGTGGGACCTGTTTCTCCAGTTGGGCCAGTGGGACCTGTTTCACCCGTGGGACCTGTATCACCCGTGGGGCCAGTAGGACCGGTTTCACCCGTGGGACCCGTTTCACCAGTAGGGCCCGTTTCACCAGTAGGTCCAGTGGGACCTGTTTCACCTGTTGGACCCGTTTCACCTGTAGGTCCTGTCTCACCTGTAGGGCCCGTGGGACCCGTGGCACCTGTGGGTCCGTCAATACCATCCAGATTAACATTATAAACGACGGTAGAACTAAAATCGCCGTAGATATTGCGAATCGTGTCCACCGTGAGAGAGCCTGTAAGCGGATCGTAGGACTGAACACGCGCCTCGAAGGAGATTGTGGGATCCGCGGAAGATACGACGATCAGGCTGTTTCCTGTGATGTAGGCTAGATTCGTAGCAACCGTCATGGACTGTGTGCCGTCGTAGACGGGGCTAAGGAGAACCGCGGAGGTTGCTGTCAGATAGCGATCAGAGATGCCCGTGGCACCCATGGGGCCCGTGGGACCGGTGGTTCCCGTGGCTCCTGTCGGTCCATCAATACCGTCCAGGTTGACATTATAGACAACCGTAGAACTGAAATCTCCGTATACATTGCGGATCGTATCGACAACGAGAGCACCTGTGGAGGCATCATAGGACTGAACACGGGCCTCAAAGGAGATCGTAGGATCAGAAGAAGAAGTGGTGATCACACTGTTTCCTGGGAGGTAGGCTAGATTCGTGGCGACGGTCATGCTTTCCGTGCCGTCGTAGACGGGTGTAAGGAGAACGGCCGATGTTGTGGCAGTGAGGTAACGATCCGAAAAGCCTGTGGGGCCCTGTGTTCCTGTTGCACCCGTTGGACCCGTGTATCCCGTGGGACCTGTGTATCCCGTGTATCCAGTAGGACCCGTTTCTCCAGTGGGACCTGTCTCTCCTGTGGGGCCTGTTTCGCCAGTGGGACCTGTTTCGCCAGTAGGGCCCGTGGGACCCGTCTCGCCAGTGGGGCCTGTCTCACCTGTTGCTCCAGTGGGCCCCGTCTCGCCAGTAGGACCCGTCTCGCCAGTGGGGCCTGTTTCGCCAGTGGGACCTGTTTCGCCAGTAGGGCCAGTAGGACCTGTCTCACCAGTAGGGCCTGTCTCACCTGTTGCACCAGTAGGTCCCGTCTCACCCGTGGGACCCGTTTCGCCAGTAGGGCCTGTCTCACCCGTGGGGCCTGTTTCGCCAGTAGGGCCAGTAGGGCCTGTCTCACCAGTGGGGCCTGTCTCACCTGTGGGACCTGTTTCACCAGTAGGGCCAGTGGGACCTGTCTCACCAGTAGGGCCTGTCTCACCTGTTGCACCAGTAGGTCCCGTCTCACCTGTGGGACCCGTCTCACCCGTGGGACCCGTTTCTCCTGTGGGGCCTGTTTCGCCAGTGGGGCCCGTGGGACCTGTTTCACCAGTGGGACCCGTTTCGCCCGTGGGACCTGTCTCGCCAGTGGGGCCCGTGGGACCCGTTTCACCAGTAGGGCCTGTCTCACCTGTGGGACCAGTGGGACCCGTATCACCAGTGGGACCCGTTTCGCCAGTAGGGCCTGTCTCACCTGTTGCACCTGTTGCACCCGTATCACCAGTAGGGCCTGTGTAGCCTGTGGCTCCTGTGTAGCCTGTCGCTCCTGTCTCGCCAGTAGGACCCGTGTAGCCTGTGGCTCCCGTGTATCCTGTCGAGCCAGTTGGACCGGTTTCACCCGTGGGTCCTGTATATCCTGTCACACCAGTATATCCTGTTGAGCCCGTGGCACCCGTCATGCCTGTCGATCCTGTCGCACCCGTGGGGCCATCAATGCCATCCAGGTTCACATTGTAGACCACGGTAGAACTGAAATCGCCTTGGATGTTACGAATGGTGTTTACTGTGAGAGCGCCCGTTGCTGGATCATAGGACTGGACACGGGCCTCAAACGACGTTGTGGGATCCGAAGAGGACACAATGATGACACTATTTCCTGGCAAGTAGGCGAGATTCGTGGACACTGTAAGAGATTCCGATCCATCGAAGACGGGGCTGAGAAGGACAGCAGTAGTCGTGGCAGTGAGGTAGCGATCCGAAAATCCTGTTGGACCCTGTGCTCCCGTGGTGCCCGTTGCGCCAGTAGGTCCTGTCTCTCCCGTGGGACCAGTGGGACCTGTTTCGCCTGTGGGACCCGTTTCTCCCGTGGGACCCGTGTCGCCTGTGGGACCTGTAGGACCTGTGGGGCCTGTTTCACCAGTGGGGCCTGTTTGACCGGTAGGTCCTGTTTCGCCTGTTGGTCCTGTTGCACCAGTAGGACCCGTTTCGCCTGTGGGACCAGTTTCGCCTGTGGGGCCAGTAGGTCCCGTTTCACCAGTGGGACCTGTGTCGCCTGTGGGGCCAGTAGGACCCGTTTCACCAGTAGGTCCCGTTTCACCAGTGGGACCGGTTTCGCCAGTGGGGCCCATAAGGCCTGTAGGGCCCGTCTCACCCGTCGTTCCCGTATTCGAGGCGAGACCTGGATCTCCCTTTGCACCTGTCATTCCTGTAGGACCCGTCGCACCCGTCACACCTGTTACACCCGTTACACCAGTGGATCCCATAGAACCGGACGCTCCCGTGTTACTGGAAAATCCTGGCGGACCCTCGGTTCCTGTGGGACCTGTGGCCATGTAGATCGTTGGATAACATGGAGGAACGGGTCGCGGGGGACATACAGGTGGTGTATATCCATAATACGCCATCTAATATCTATTACAAATACGATAAAAAGATTCTTCATTATTCTCCCACTGTCTATAAAAATTGATGGATGCAATGATAGAAGAGACAGTAGATGATCAAGATGCCCTATTGTGAACGCCATGAAATAGAGACTCCCCATAAATGCCCTCGGTGCACGGTGGAGAAACGAGAGAAGACGATGATGGAGCGGTATGGTGCTAAAAACGCTCTACATACGGACCAGTTCAAAGAGAAGAAAAAGAAAACAAGCATAGAAAAATATGGAGTAGCCCATAGTTTTGCAAGTGAGACAGTGAAACAAAAAATAAAAGAGACCAACCTCTTACGCTATGGAGTGGAGTATAGTCTTCAAAGTGAGGAGATTCGAGCGAAAGGGACTGTGACCATGGTGGAGCTCTATGGTGTCGAACATGCCTCTCAGAGTGATGAGCTCAAAGACAAACGCGTTCAAACCTACCGCGAACGCTATGGGGTAGACAGTCCTCTACAGAACAAAGAGGTCCTCCAACGTCGTAAACAAACCAACTTGGAGCGATATCAGACCGAAGAGGTTCTCCAAAATCAAGGGATCCGTGATCGGATTGCACAAACCATGATCGATACCTATGGCGCCGCCAATCCTCTCCATTGTGAATCCATCAAACTGAAGAAGGATCAGACCTGTGAAGAGCGTTATGGTCACAAAGACATCATGCGAAACACGGAGATGTTTGAAAAGGTCGCGAATCGTGGCTATAAACGCAAAGAGTTTGTCCTTCCTTCTGGCGATGTGATCATGTATCAGGGATATGAGGATGTGGCCTGGAAGATTCTCCTCTCCACCCTGAAAGAAACAGAGATCACGAATGATCCCAAGCTTATCCCCACCTTTATATATGAATGGGAGGGGAAGACCCACCGATATTATCCTGATTTGTATGTGGAGACTCAACGTCGTATCATTGAAGTCAAATCGACGTATACGTATCGCACCGAGTTGGGTAAAAATCGAGCGAAACGGGATCAAGTGATGGCGGATGGATACACTTTTGAGTTTTGGATTTGCTCAAAAACGGGAGTTCTCTATGTGCTTCATGGAGACGAAGAAGAGGTTGTTGTGGCTGCTGTGGACGCCGCGGTGGCCAATGTGGAAGAGGAGATAGAAGAGTGATTCACGAAAAAATAGATTGCTATGTTTTCGTGGAGGCACTTTTTATTTTTTGGGCTAAGGAGTCGTGGAGGGAAGCTGTTTGGTCGGTTTTAGGAAACGAGGGTGAGGGTGGGGGTCACGTCGGTTTCTTTTGTATTACGAAGACTTAGCGGCCTTCTTCTCCGGTAGCACGTAAAGCTTATACAAATAACTCTGTACATTCCGGTACGACAAATTCTCGCCCTCCTTGACGCCCAGGACCTTACGCATCGCCGCATCCGGGTGAATGGTGTGGCCCTTCTCGGCATCCTTGAGCTTGTGAGTCTCCACATAGGCCGAGAACGCGCGAGTGACATCCGCCGGCGTCATCTGAGTGCCCTTTGGCTTGTTCAGGAAGACGCACAGCTCATCCTTGATGGTCACTGGGGTGGTGAAGATGGTCGGGCGCTTCTCCTTGACAGTGCCATCGTCCTCCTTCTTGACGCGACGGCGGCGACGACCGGCCTCCTTCAGATCCTTGGCCACGCGCTTCTGGAAGCGCTGGAGGGTCTTGATGGCGGCAATGGACTCATCGCGGACCTTCTGGTGGGTCGCAATCAGGCCCGCAATCTCCTGCTCGATGGTCTTGACCTCGGCAGCGGCAACCTCCGCGACCGCGGTCGCGACGGGGGCCGGCGCAGCCGCCGCAACCGGCGCAGCCGTGGCAGCAGCAGCGGGGGCGGCCGCCTTGGCCTTCTTGGGGGCCGCAACGGCCGCAACGGCCGCAACAGCGGCGACGGCAACGGGGGCCTCGGCGTCGGACTTCTTGGAAACTTTCTTCACAGCGGGGGCGGCGGAGGTGCTCTTGCTCATTGTATTAATACCGGTGGAAGTATTTGACATATTTAAACGCGTTATACCTCTCTCTCTGGCAAACTTTCGCATCAATTTTTACGGGGGGAGGATGCCGTAGACTCCTTGCGAGACCATTCCCCCCTTTTTTTTATTGAAACCACGTCATCTAGCGATTGATCGTGACAAATCGTAGAGGATATGATAGAGAAGGGCCCTCTTATTGATGGGAGATGATTGTCGGACAATGGTTTACAGGATGTAATGGGATATTGTAACGGGATACGCTATGAGATGCATTAGGATACGATCGGTAGACGGATGTGCGAGTCTACGGTATCTGAATGATGGAGGGCTGTCACACATTGTATTCGTAGGATAAGAGGCCTAATCGTTGCAAGACAGCATGCTGTCGCGCATCGGATATAAAAATTGACGGGTTCAAAACACTAAAAAGAAAGTCATACACAAAGATACAGATCTACCATGTCCACCATTGTCTACCCCACCCAGTTCGACGCGTCCCGTATTACCATCTCTGCGCCGCGCTCGCTCCAGAATGGCTCCAAGTCCTCCTACTTCAACTACAATCGTGAGGCGCTCACCATGCAGACCGCCGTGTCCATGTCTCTCCCCTTCGGCCTGAACGTCGATGACAAGTTTGGCCCGACCAAGTATTCCGTCAACATCTCCTTTCGTGGCCAGGAGCAGCGTGAGGACATCAAGCAGTTCCTGGATGCTCTCACCGCGCTGGACGAGAAGATGATTGACGAGGGCGTCAAGAACAGCAAGGCGTGGTTCAAGGCTGACATGAGCCGTGAGGTGGTCAAGGCGTTCTACACGCCGTGCGTCAAATACAGCATGGGTGCGGATGGCAAGCCGGCCGCGTATCCTCCGAATCTGAAGGTGACCCTTCGCAAGAACGGCGACGACTTCGAGTCCAAGTTCTACGATGTCCATGGCAGCCCGTATACGGGCCTTCCCGTGGAGGAGATGCTCGCCAAGGGCGTTCAGGTGACGGCCATCATCACCTGCAGCAGCGTGTGGTTTGCGGGTTCCAAGTTTGGCCTGACGTGGCGCGCGAAGCAGATCGCCATTCACAAGCTCCCTGAGAAGATTGGCGATTTCGCCTTCAAGGGTCTGGAGACGGCTCCCTCTGTCGCCGCAGGCAGTGCGGCTAGTGCTGAAGACGAGGAGGAGATGGAGGATGACCCCGCGTTCCGCCCGTCTGCGGCTGCGTCCGTGGTTGCCTCCATGATGCCGTCGGTCCAGGACGACGATGGCGATGATGTGGAGCCGATTCCCGCCCCGCAGCGAACCGTGATCAAGAAGAAGATCGTTGCTCGCAAGTGAAACAGCTCGCAAGTGAATGCCTCCATGTCATATGAACTAAAAAACGGATTCCACAGGAATCTATTTTTTATGTCTGTTATGTTTGTTGTGTCTGTTGGGATGGCGCTTACTTTGTAACAAATTGAATTCCCTTACAGTTGGCAATGGTCATCGTGGGAACAGGGACGCCCACGTTCGCCGTTCGCATTTGCAAGTCAATGACCGACTGTGGCATCACCTCTACCGCACGAGGACGATAGGGGGTATATCTCTCCTCTTGAAGCATGCGCAATTCACTTTGTATGGTGGATGTGATGGCTGGGACATTCGCTTGAATCTGTTGAAGGATCTGGGCCGTGCGGGTGGCTTGAAGTTCCTGTTGCTGTTGCATTTGACGAGCCAATAAAAAGGAGCTCTGCGTGCTCATTCTCTGATGGATCTCTTTCTTTTTTATGAGGTTCTTTGTCACATCAAGGCTCCTCCGCATCTTTGGTGACGGGGCACATTCGTGTCACGGCTCCTCTTTGGTGGCAGGACACCGTATTAGGACTCCTCCGCATCTGAATCAGGAAGATCCGTAAAGATCTCCTCTCGTCCTGGATGATATCTACCAATGTATCTCCCGACACGACGAGGTCCACTATACTGGTAGAGTTTGTTCTTTCGCTTGTCTCGAAAGTAAGTGGTGCCATCGTGGGTGAAGACGGAGAGGGGGACATATTCAATATGAAACCCCTCCGCCGAATACTCTTCCATGTCCATCTCTTGATGCGTAGGAAGCGTCACCTCTTTGTGAAGAAGGGGGATCTCTTGTTCGGCGGTTTTCTTGGAGACTTTTGGTTCTTTTGCTTTGGCCTTGGGTGCCTTTGGTTTGGCCTTGGAAACCTCGGGTTCTGTCGATGCTTCCATAGGCTCTTTCGGCACAACCTTTGTAGGTCTCTTTTTTCGGACAGGCGCTACGACAGGCGCTACGACAGGCGCTACGACAGGCGCCACCTCTACCATGGGTTCCGCAGAAGGCTCAGAGGGCTCAGAAGGCGCAGGCACGCATGTTTTCGGCCGTGAGCCCTTTCGTATCACAGACATGATGTGTTACTGTCCTTTTACGATCCCGCGACCGTCAAATTTATACTCTACTTAAATTCGTCCTTATGTTGTTTTTTTAGAATGCCTTTTCATCGCCCATGTGCTCCCGTTTCTTACAGTCTATCCGTTCCTAACCCCCATCGGGTGATTCATCGCCTCACAGCCGATCAGGTGGACACGAGTGTTACCTTTTCCATCCCTCCAGGGCCATGGACGGTCTTTATGTTCGCCGCAGTGGATGGGAACGGTTCTATCACTGAACCCTTCTCTGTATCATGGTCCTCTACCCCTCTTTTCCCTCGGCAGTGGTATTCGGTCCCTACCACCGTATCACATGAGCCGACTGACCTGCAGATCTCTCGTGAATTACAGGCCTCTCAGGGGTCCTATGGAATCATTCTTCTTCTTGCTGGATCCACACAGGATGAATCTAAACCTCTCATACACTGAATAGGTAAGATGACGGATTATTTTCGCCCACGCGGCGACATCACCACCGTCTTAGATCTCACGAATCGTGATGCACAGGACAATACCTATTTCCCCATTGATTCTGAGGCCTCCTGGTTTCATCGTGATTCCAACACCATCTATCCGACGACCACAAGCATTCAAGAGGCTACCCAGCGTGGCCCTGCGAGTTGGGGACAGACCTTTAGCTTTGAAATCGGCTCTCTTCCTGCGGGAGACATGCTCCAGTCCGTGATGCTTCAGCTCCGTCTTGGTAGTTGGTATAAGGGAGACATTCTTGCTGCATTGGAAAACGGATCAGTGACGACTGATCTTGCGGGGCACGCTGCTGACTACTGGACCTTTATCAATCGCATGGGAGCTAGTATCATCGAGTCTGCCGATTTCATTGTAGGCGATCAGACGGTCGAGCGCATCACAGGGGAATTCATCGCTGCCTATCTCGCCCTCTATTCAGATCAAAATACGCTTGTGGGAATTACTAATGATGCAGTGGGGTCCGTCCCCTATTCCCTCCTCTCGTCTCAGGCTGTTCTCCAGACGCCCTTTCATCCTGTCCGCCCTTTTCCCACGGAAGACGGAACGTATTTTTGTTTGCTCCCGTTTTTCTTCTTTCGCACCCCCCTGGAACAGGCCTTTCCTCTCTTAGCGTGCCATGAGGGACAGGTTCGGATTGATGTGACGCTCCGCCCCTTTGAACAGATGGCACGGTCCTATCTCGGCTATCGTGCGAATGCGACGGATACACCCCTTGGAAAGACCGTTACCTTTGTGAATACCACGACTGGACTTCCTCAGACGACCCAGACACTATCACAATGCCCCGACTTTCGTGATGCGCGACTGGTTACGACATGCTCATTGCTCTCAGGATCCATTCGCAGTAAGATGATGCGCCAACCCTTTGAACAGATGGTGAAACTCGTTCAACCCTTTTCCTTTGAGGAGCCCTTGAAATACCTCGTGAGCAAGGGCGGTTCTTCCGATCAGGTGACCATTCAGTTGCCCCTGGAGCTCAATCATCCCGTTTCCGAATTGGTATGGGTGTTTCGCAGAAAGGCCGTGCGTGTCAATAATGAATGGGCGAATTTTACACCATCTATTGGCCTAGAATCCACCCCCGATCGCGTCGTCCCCGCATGGCTCGTGTCAGCCTCCCTTCGCATTCAAGGAAGTGAAGTCATTTCCGCAGAGGGAGACTGGTTCCGTGAACACATCGCCAAGACGCATCGTGGAGGCTGGAATGCATATGCGTCCTCTGTCTATGGCTATTCCTTTTCGGCGTCTCCTGAAAGCCACCAGCCCAGTGGAAGTGCCAACATGAGTCGTGCGACGTCCATTCAGCTCCAGTTAACCGTTCGCACCCCCCTTGCGACTGATCTGACGACGCTTTCGCCGCCGTGTGTGTTTGATCCCGCCGTGGTAGGAGGGTGGGAGGTATTTGTCTTTGCGATTCATTACCAGTGGATACGATTTGACAGGGGGATCTGTCAGAGACTGTTTACGGATTAATGGGCGGAATGCGAAGCGAATTGTGGCGCGGAATACTGGAAGGGGAGGGGGCAGATGGTGGAGAGACAGGCGCTCCCATGATCATGCTGTCATTGTGATCTGCCTGATACCATAAAATGTTCTCTCTCTCCGCACAGTATTCAATGACGCTCCATACATTCGTCTCCCATGACAATTTATAGATCGGCATCGTGCAAAAATCGGTCAGCACGTTTTTAGAATGATCATAGAACGAGGAAAGAAATGGGCGAGGGATGATCAAAAGGCCTCCACAAAATCGCCAATTGACTCGGTCAACGTCACAGGCGGGCATATGGGACCAGCATCCTGGAATCGTGATCTTCTTAAAGGTGCTGGTATGGAGGGCGCGAAGATGCTCGATGCACCGTTCTTTGTTCTTGGCGATCTTGAGGAGCCCCATGTCCAGCCAGATCAGCGTGGGGTCGTCTGTGAGAGCCGCGCCTTTTTGTAAGAACTCAATCTTGGTGTTCATGAGGGAAAAGAATTCTTTCGTGTCCTTTGTGGGGTGACGATGAGTGGGTAGCTCGCCTTGATAGGCCATTCCGATTTGATAGAGCTCGCATTCCGAAAGGCGTAGGGGGATGATACGGAGGTTCGGATAAATATCCCATAAGGAAAGGAGAGACGGGTCTGTAAAGATGAGAAAGGGAAGACCCGATTCCGCCAACGGCCGAAAGAGCTCCAGATAGGACCGCATGGCCTCAGGATTCCCATAGAGATCATAGAGGCTTGTGATAAACATACGTGGATGCGGTGTATGTGGTATGATCGCACATTCACTTAAGGCTCTGAATCTCTCTACTAAGAAGATGGTGGCTAGCCTCCTCAAAGTGATCTCCTCAGGACTTCAGGATGAACGGTTGTCCTTTCGTTCGACCTTATTCCCCTTTCAAAAAGTATGGAACAAGGCAGGTCGTTTCACAACGCGATGGGAGCGGCTCGACTTTGAAAACACGCCCTCTTTTGGTCAAACGGGATTCTTTCGGATTCTGCGAAAAGGGAATTTGGTCACGCGACTCTATTTGGTTGCGCAGATGCCTGATATCTATACGCCTCAAAGGCTTGCCTCTCTTGCAGCAGGGGCGCCCGCGTTTCCCTCCTTTGGATGGACGAATTCACTAGGACACGCCCTCGTGAGTCGCATGACATTGGACATTGGTGGATCGCGTGTAGAAACGGTTGATGGGCGACTCATGGAAATGCTGGACGAATTCCAGACACCCCTTGAGAAAGTGCCATTGGTGAACGAGATGATTCGCCGAAAAGACAATGGGTTCAGCTCGACGTCATTTGGATGGCCCAAAGCCACAGGAGCATTGGGAGGAACGGATCCTTATCAGGAGTCGGTGGTGGTCCCTCTTCCGTTCTGGTTTACACGAGGAGATCCAGGCTGCGCGCTTCCCATTGACGCCATTTCATTTGATGATGTCCGCGTCGGCCTGACCTTTCGTCCCGTGGGGGGGTTGTATTCCACACCGACCCATGTCGCGCAGTCCTCCGCAGAAGATGGGGCGTCCTTATGGCCTCTCCAGGGAAGCTCCTTCTATGCCGCCGATCCCGTGGCGAACCCGTCCCAGACCCCGCTGTCCAATCAAAACGGTGTCATTACGATGCCTCAGACGTTGCTGTTGGGAGACTGTTACATTATGGCAGAATATGTCTATCTGGATCAAAATGAGGCCAATCGATTTCGGTTGGGCGATCTTCAATATCCCGTTGTTCAGCATTATGCACAACCCCCTTATGATACACGGGGACTTCCTATCGCACGGATTCGGTTAGATGTCCCTAACCCGACCCGCGATCTCTTCTTCTTCTGTCAGCCCTACATGGCGTCGTCCTACAATGCGCACTTTTTGGCCACTCGTGATCTCACAGGAACCGTGAATACACTGCCGAATGGGGCGGAGACGCCATGGTGGCCTGATGCGATTGGGCTGTTGGCGGATCGACCCTCGGCGTATCTTCGTCCAGGGTTTCTCTTGTCAGATGCGGAACCGATTTCGGGCATGGAACTTAACTATCAGGGCTCCCTTGTGCGATTCCGAACAGAAGGGTGTGCGCTCTTTCGGGCGATTCTTCCCTCTCGTGAACAACGGAAGGCGCCATGGGTAAATCGCTATTATTATAACATTCCATTTGGTGTTCAGAATGGGTTGACTCCCTTCTCTCAGCCGCGTGGGGAGGCCAATCTGGACAACATTGGGTCTCGTGATTTGGTGTTGACGTTTCGGGCTCATTCTAGCCCGACGACGGGATTTACTTATTCGCGGTCCATCGTCTATGTGTATGCGGAAACCTATAATATGCTTCGCGTGTATGGTGGGCGAGCGGGGTTGCTTTTTGCGTATTAAGTGGGGACACTGCCCGTCGCAGACGGGCGTTTCCCCACACCCCTATGGAGGCATTCTGCCCCCATACCCCCTTCCATGGGAGATGACTAGGTATTCACCCCTCTCCTGTGGTAGGTTTTATGCCCTCTTATGGGGCTTTAGGTCCCCTAGATGTATCCACACACCGTTGCACAATACGAACCATCCGCACGGAGGTCCACGCGGAACGGCCTTCCACATCCATAAATCTCTCCTTGTATCCGATCACATTCCTCTTTGCTAGCGTGTGGGGGAATCTGCTGTCCATTGTGTTTGTAGATCCCACAGCGGAAAATGCGGCAATTTAATTCTACGATGTCAATCCATTGTTGACAATGGGGGCACTGAACTAGGTTCATCTATCAAGTGGGGATACTTAATAGATGAATCCGCGATTCGTAGCCTTACTGTCATTACTTGCCATGGCGATCTTTCTCCTCTTGGTGGGAGCCTTCGTATCACGCGTCTGGAGGGAGGGATTCCGCGGACAACGCGGACACGGAGGTCACAGCGGACACGGAGGTCACAGCGGACACGGAGGTCACAGCGGATACGGAGGTCACAGCGGACACGGAGGTCACAGCGGATACGGAGGTCGTGGTGGACATAGTGGGGTGCGATATGGTATTGCCCATCATGATCGTGGTGGTCGTGTTCATGGAGGCTACGGAGGTGGGTATGGATATGGAAGTGGGTATGGATATGGTGGATATGGAGGATCATGGTGGCCCTATTGGCCCTACTGGCCTTATGGATACTACGTGTGGCCCGAATGGGCTTATTGGCCCGAATGGGCTTATTGGCCCGCGTGGTGGCCCTGGACCATATGAACCTAAATACCCCGTCCTACGTATGGTCAGCTATGATTCTTACCATCCCCTATCCCGTATTTGATATCCATCATATTCAATTAGCACCCTTTCAGGCACAGGCCTATGGAAAAAACATCGCCTATCTGAGTTATCACGATCCCTCCTTGGAGTTTCGTGATGTTAGCATCCTCACCCCTCCCATGACCGTCGTAGAATATCAACCTGAACATTCGCGCCTTCGCGTGGATATCTCTGCCCACCCTCACTTTCAACTCAAACTCCACACTCTACACGAATACATTGTGAGTATGTTCTATGTTCATCAGACGAGTCTGCTCGGTATCCATCATGAATCTCATGAGCGCATTCGTCAACTCTTTCATTTTCTGCTGGAAGATTCACTCCTCTCCCTCTATATTTATCCGACGTCCCTTGTGAAATGCGAGAATGGAACGACATGTCGTGTCTCTGAATTGACGCCTGGAGATCAGATTCGATGCGTCATTCGTTTTCACGGGATTTCCAAATTGACCCATTCACACGGGATGCATTTGCGGTTTCAGCATACACTTCCGTCTTTGTGGAAGCTTTCGTCGTAAGGCGCATTTCACCTAGACATCGCAGCAATTGCCACCGCCGTGTAAGAGAGTCCAAAGGTAAGAAATACCATTACCACCAGAATATAAATCATCACATTCAAGTCCTGGATCACATACATGAGCAAGGCGAGATACAACAACAGTGTGCCCACGAGGGTCTGAGCAATCAGCGTGGGGACCGTGTTTTTAAGGATCGTATAGTCCTCTGAAGCGGAATGCGCTTGGGCCACCGTGATGGCCGACCAGATATAAAGGCCGAGTCCAACGATTCCTGGACCGACCATAAAGACCATAGGCCACTTACTTTCTTCCGTAGAGCCTGAACCAGGTGCAGACATTCTACTTCATCTCTTTATTTTCGTTTGATCAATGCAATGGCGCATGCCGCCCAGGCCAGGCCAAATCCCATGAAGGCCATAAAAAGAAGAAGATACATGATGGATTCGGGCTTGAAGTAATAGAATGCAAGTGCGGCGGCGATGGCTGCCACAGTGCCTCCCAACGATAAATAGGTGACATCGTTGAGTTTGTTTTTTAACCACACCCTATTATCATTTGATCCCACGAAGGTAGTAACGTGAATAAACGATGCAATAAAAATACCAACGACAACGATGACCACGCTTCCCACAGAGAGTTGATAACGTGTGGCGGGGTCCATGTCTATCCATCCCCCCTATTATTTTGAGACAGTCGCAGTGCCTGTAAGAAGGTTGCGCACTTGATTGGCAGGAAACGACCCCTCTTCTCCTGACCACAAGACAAGGATCAGCATGATCACGATCCATAGTTGACTACCGATTTTCATCATGAGGTCCGACATGGTCATATCATACGCCATCGTTCTATCTCTTCCTTTTTTTATTATCATTCTCTAGTAACCTGTATGTCGACGCGTAAACAGAAACAAAAAAAGCGGAAACTTGCCCTTTCCGAATTTACTCGGTGTCACCCGCGTATCAAAGGCAAGCATGCAACCTGTCTGCCGGATTCGGTGTCTTCCCATATGCTGAAGACCTGGAAGGCTCGCACCCTACATGATCTGTGGACTGCAACATCCTGTGCACCAGGAGCCGATCATTGCCTTCTAGAAAAGAGTGGGCTAGGAGACAAAGAGAAGACACACCTTCGTGAGCAGTATCTTCGTCCCCGTTACCCTGCTGCATGGCGAAAGAAACCCGATACATGGCTGGATAATGTGAACATCGCACAAGTCATGGAACAATACCAGATCCCCTTTCCATGGTTTCGCTTTATGGGAGTGCTTCCGATTGACTTCTCCATTCCTGACCCCTATCGCACCGATGGGGTGGTTCAATGCCTCCATAAAGACATATGCACTCTTCAATTGAAAAAGGAGTATACAAAGCGGGGAATACGGGGAATTGGATTGATCTTTAATTTGGATCCTCACGACAAAGGAGGGAGTCATTGGGTCGGGTTATACATTGACCTCCACGATATCGTGGCTCCCCAGATCAGCTACTTTGACTCCTATGGATACAAGACGCCCCCTATGATTGCGAGACTGATGCGAGCGTTTACCCTACAGATTCCTGGCTGTCGGCTGGCATACAACGCACGACGCTATCAGCGAGGCGGGACAGAATGCGGAATGTTCAGTATGTATTTTCTGATTTGTATGATTCACGGGATTCCCTTTGATCAATTCTGTAAAGACGCAGTGGATGATCAGATGATGCTGCAGCTTCGGCCCATTTTGTTCTCTTCCTAGTTTTCCTAGTTTTCCTAGGGATCCGTAATCAGGGAATGCGACTAGGAGGTGCGTATGGCATCTAAAAGAATTATGGTCTAAAGGTAGTAATGTATCGTCCGGTTACACAAGACGGAAAGGGCACATCCGTCAAAGAGGCGTTTTTTGGTGAATCCAATTACCATACCCTCCACACGGTATTGGTTCAGGATCTCCCTTCTCGCCATGGAATCACCCTCACTCCTGTGCACTTGGAGCGCCTTGACAAGACGATGGATCATTACCTCAAACAGGTCTATCAAAAACAGGGAGACAAACCGCTCGTCGTCCTGAATCGTGAGGTCTTGACCGCCTGCTCCAAGGACTTCTCCCAGTATCTTCAGCGAAAAGAGGCGGTGAAACACGTGGAGCCCGTTCAGACCGTGATGAATGATCAATTGTTCCAAGAGACTTCTCAGCGATTTGAACGGTTGACACAGGAGCGCAACGACGTCAAGGCGCTTCCCTCGTCGCTCCCTGATTTTCGGATTTCTCTCTCGGAAGATGGTCCGCCCGCCGCAGAAATGTTTGAGCGCGCGAAGAAACAGCGTGAACGCGAGGCACTGCGCGCTGGCGCTGACATGGGAAAGGCCGAGGCCGGTCTCCAGGCCCGTGTCTCAGCCGACTCCACCTTTCGCTCTCAGCAAGGGGAATACCAGCGTAACACCGAATACGCGCTCGTTCAGCGTCAACAGCAGCCACCGCCGTCCTTGGATCTCCCTCTCGCCATCCTTCCTGATCGTCGTGACCTGCTACGCGGCGCGGTAGGGTCATTTGATACCATGTCTAACATGTCTGCCAATGGAAATCCGACGATCACACAACCCCTGCTACTGCCCGTGGAGAAACGGGATCTTCCTCAGAACGTGGTGGTGCGTGAAGAGCGCGTCGTCAGTTACCGTGAAATTGAGCACAACCTCTTTATTTATTCGGCGGATCGTGACTGGCTTCAAAATAACAAGGAGAATCGCTACCGTTTTACGGTGAACTTTGATCCCGCCGCGAATGGACAGAGTTTTGGTCCGACCCTGGCCTCTCAACAGAAGTTCAAGAACATCGTCCGCATTGAATTGGTGAAGGCCATTCTGCCTGGTGAGGGTCTGTCCGTTCTCGTTCAACGCACGACGGCGGAACAGGGGACCGATACGACGTATCAGGATAACATTCTCAATTTCCCGTTTATTACGGTTCGCGTGGAGGAACTGGAGAACAACAATTACGGCACGAACAATGAGATGGACCGCAGCTTTGGCGTTCTCCAATATGATGCGAAATGGCAGTCGGATAACACACAAACGCGCGGGTTCCTTGCGATGATCCCCAAATTCATGAAGTGCCAGAAAGAGTATTATCCGACGCCGCTGTCTACGCTCCAGAAGATGACGATTGATCTTCGTCGGCCGAACGGAGAGCTCATCAGCGCCACCCCTGATACATTTGACATCAACGGTATTCTTGCGCCTCAGACGGGCACGGTGGCAGGAACGAGTTCTCCCTTTACGATCCCCATCCAATTTGGTGTCAGCCCGTCGGTGTATAACGTGATGATGCCCGCGGTGAGTGGATCCCCTGCCAACTTTTATGTCTCCATGTCGAAATACTTTAGCAAGTTCGAGATGTGCGCAGGAGATCGCATTCAGATCAGCGGATATGGCTATTCCGAAGAGTCGCTGAACGATCCGACGTATGGACAGAGCCTTCGTGCCTTCTCGCAGTGGGTCAATCGTCCTGAGGGGCATTTGGTGCTGGCTACGGCATATACGGATACGGTGACGAGCATTCGCGACGGTGTGAATGATGTTGGCTATGCAAATATGGTGGTAATCCAGGCTCGCTATTATGATCCGACGACGGGAAGCGTCTCTCTGTTTCCGTTTGGAACCGAGTTTGGGGCGACCTTGGCGGCATTTGGTGTCAGTCTCCAGACGCCCATTCGTGCGATCAATCTGAACCGACAGATTCAGCTCGTCTTCCGTATCATTACGAGGGAGATGGACTCGTTGCCTCAATTGCGCCCTGATAACAATTATTAGTGTTCTACGTAATTATGTTTTGCTCTGCAGAATCTTCCTTCTCTCTACCAAATAGAATGAAGATTGTATCATTTTCCATTCATCATATTGTTCTCCTTCTTCTTGTTCTTGTCGTGATGGTGGTCCTTTTGTATCGTGAGCAGTCACAGGGAGCACACGTAGCACAAGGGTTTGTCAATGTGCTCCAAGGACGATTCATTCGTATCGAAATGGGTCAAGTGGGTTGTCTGAATCTTGCAGGGATAGAAGTCATGTCTGAGAAGGGCGGACCGAATATCATTCGGCCTTCTATGGTGGTGACGACATCGAGTGCATATGGAAGCAACGCCTATCCAGGGGCGAACTTTGTAGATCAGAAACTTGACACATTTGTTCATACGTCGTGCGCGGACAAGGGATGGGTCATGGTGGATCTGGGTTCGATGGTTCCCATCTATCAAATTGTAGTGACCAACCGCACAGATTGTTGCCGCCAGCGTGCAAACGGCGCCGTGCTGACCATTCTGAACGATCAGAAACAGGTTCTCTTCACGGCCGATCCGATCCGTAACAAGGTGGGAAGCACGACCTCGAATGAGACGGATAATGGTGCAAATGATCGATCATTTTATAAGTTTACCTATTTTCCGTCCACTACGGCCGTGGTAGGAAGCGATGATGCCCCTGTTGCTCCTGTGGCCCCTGTGGCCCCTGTGGCCCCTGTTGCTCCTGTGGCCCCCATCAAGTGTGGTTCGAACAACTTTTGTGTTGGCATGCGCAATAATCTTCCCCACTGCTACGGGAAAAAAGATGGATGCATGTGGGGAACAAATGACTGCACGAAGGATGCAGACTGCTCCAAATATACCGAGGCCTCTCCTGCCTATACCGATGGTCGCCCCTGTTCTCAATTTAAGTTGGGCGACTGGCCCTATGATGCATGCCCTGAGGCAGCGGCCAATTTTGACGTCCGTGTCGCCCCCAATCAGCCCTCCAAATCCTATCAAGACATGAAAAAGGTCTGTGAAAATAAAGGAAAGAAATTGTGCCGATCCAGCGACATCTGCAACAAGAGTCGTCAAGTGGGAATGGCGGGATTGACCTCTGCCTTCACGAATGACAACTGGATCGCTGTAGGAGACAAGGACAATGAATGGCTGACCCTGAATCGGGCAGGGGATCGGTATTGTAAGACGCACACCGAGGTGGCGGGATCGGTCCCTGCGTGGGGAACGAGTGCGGCACCTGGAAACTGGGAGCGGTTGGCGAAATGCTGTCCGATATAAGACATGCAACCATGATAGATGTTTCAACGATTGGCACAGGCCTTTCAGGTCCCTGTTCCTGTCCCTGTTCCTATTCAAGAGATAGAACGGAGACCCGCCGTGGGAACAAGAGGTCGAGCACCTATGGCTCCCATGGTTCCCATGGCCCCTATGGCTCCCATGGATCCCATGGCTCCCATGGAACCTGTATCTTTTTCTGATCAGAGGAAGTCCTTTATCAAAGAAGAAGAGGAAAAACGCGCGCGCCTATGGGAAACGTGTGCCTCCCTTCCTCGTTCTACGTATGACCCTCAGTCCATGGCACTCACAGGCTTTTCTGAAACGCATCAAGAAGGTCATCGGGACGGAGATGTCATCAAAATGTATCAGCGTGCCACTCGCCCTCCTTTTCAGAAATCCCTCTTACGACAAGGGCCTGCTACAGTGGAACAGGTCCTCCAAGAGGCAGCAGTCACCGATCGCCCCATTGACCAGTTGGAACAAGGACGGACCCTTCACATCCCACTGACTCGTGTCCCTTATCGGATGTGTTCCGATATGCCCGATCATACTCTTGACATGGGTTGCTTACAGTCTCTCTTTCTAGAGATGGGAGGGAAGACCACTGGATCCATGTATCCTTCTGAGCAAAACATGGTATGGTATCATACGATGGGCACTGTGGGCGCGGTCCGACAGCGATGGACACATACCCTGTCCCAGATGACGCATCCTGATCCCACCGTTCAACAAGAGGCGATACTGTGTATGCTGGGTCCTGTCCCTGAGGCCAAACGAGCACCGTATCATCCTGGGGTAGAAGCCTTTTGGTTCGTGAAAGACGCAGGGCGCATCGTGGGATTCTTGGGGCGCACGATTGAAAAAGATATGGTATCGCATCACGCAGGGGGCACAGAACAGGGAGAGGCTGTCCTCTACATGACCGATCTTCGCGTCAAACAGCCTATTTCCGTAACCTGTCGTGTAACCTCTAAGGGCTTTTGGCTCTTCCTGAACCAGCCCGCGCTCATGGATTATACTGCCTCTCGCCATCTCACCGATCGGATCCCTGTGAACCTTCCTGGACTTCTTTTGGACTTTCATGAGACAGAGACTCGTATGCAGATCGGGACGGGCCCCCAACTTATGAAATTCTATGGATCACCTGCGGATACATGCTCTCTTGTAGGGTCCCAGGACGTCGCCTATTCCTTAGCATGTGACACGCGTGATCCGATTCTTGCCTTTGAAGTGGATCCTGTCAGTCGCACCTTTCAAGAACTTCGGAATCCTGGCTTGTTTTCCTTCTGTTCGATGCGCTCCCTGGAAATGTATACTCGCACGGAGGAGCGCATGTCGGTCCCTGGACAGAAGGGGTTTGCGCGAATGAATTCATCTCAGTCAGGGATCCATCTTTCCAACATTCACGCAGGCAGTTGGAGAACCCTCACGATTGCCTTTCGTATGATTAGCATGCCGATCAAAGAGACTCTCTTCCATATTATGTCAGATGGCGCCTTTTTCTCCATTGTGTTAACTACGATCAATGGCAGCACGGCGGAGATGCGTCTAGAAGAGAGTAAACAGGGAAAGACACGCGTGATCCCTACGTCCTATCGGCTGGGAGTGAATCATTGGTATACCGTGGTGATTCAGCAGACGGAGGGAATGCGGGTTCAACTCGTGCCCTATGGACAACCTGCGTTGCCGCCTGTCTATGCCACCCGTCAGGATTCCCTGTTTGGCAAAAGACTATGCAATCTGTCTCTTGGCACCCAAGGCACAAAGGCGATGTCTACGACCTCGTTTCAATATGATGTGGCGTGGATTCATTTGTATGACTACCTAGTGGAGACGCGTAGCGTAAAGCGTCCTTTCAGGCGAGGCTCTGCCGAGACTGAACCGCAGAACGCGAACTCTTTAGAGTCCCCACACCCCCATGGGGACACTTCGCGTCCCCATACCCCTCTCCCACGAAGTGGGCATGAAAGGATACTATCTCTCTAATAGAGTTGTGTGACTTTGCTTCCTCTCCTATGGAGAGGGGTGTGTTTGTGAAGCATACGCGTGCGTCTCCACGGGGGTATGGGGGCGCGAAGTGCCCCCACATTAATACCAAGTCGGTTTGACCACAAATCGTCCTTGAATCGGATCGCGGCGCACCTCTCCCACCGCCGTCTGAAACATCGTATCCGTCTTCGCATAAATCAAATACTGATATCCATCGCCTTTAGGATTCAGTAGAAACACATAGGGCACGTTTTTGATCGTCACCTCCAACGCCGTCTCCTTTTTCACTTTGGCGACGGGGCCAGCGGGACCCACAGGACGATCCACAGGCACCTCTTTGTATTCCATGCTCGTTCGAATAGCATCCACATCTAGGTTCGGATGAAACAAATATTGATCCGCGGCGCCTTTGATCATCAGACACGCCACGTCCTCATTATCCGCAGCATTCAATAAGCAATCCACCGCAGCACCCTTCATCACATTCAGAAGTTCCTGATTGACCTTGTCCTTCTTCATGCTCACTTCATACACGTTTTCGTCTGATGTTTTGCCCTTGTCAGAACTCATGAAGACGGCGGCCACCTTAGACGTCTTACGCTGTTCTTCAGAAAACACCGTGTAATACGTATAAATGTCCACTTCACGGTCTTTGAAGGGCAGATCCTTATGGGAACAAATGCGAATGGCACGACCCTTGACTTGATCGAGACGCACATTGTTCCAATAGGGCTCCATGATATGGACGGAACGACAACATTTTAGGGAGATGCCTTCTGCGCCTGCTCCTGTGATGCCGATCACCCAGCAGATGTCGCCATAGAGATTGCGATCTTTTTCAAATCCTGCCTGTTGAAGGAGCCGTTTCATGGAGGCGGGAAGCTTCTCCAGATTTCCATTAAACACATCCAATGTTAATTGGCGGCGCTCCTTGGAACCCTCTCCCGTAAAAGTGAGGAATCGCTTCTTGTTGAACTGAGGATTCTGTAGAGTGGCGACCGTCTCAGGGGAGAACGAAAAGGGCGGCTTGTCTCCCAAAATGGTAATGGGGACGTATCCATTGGCTTGAAGGGCAATGCTGAGCACACCGAGACCCTCTACCGTTTTGAATTGAGAATACACGAGGTTACTTCCTTTTGAGGCATTGATGCGCTTGATCATTTCGTATAGCTTGGGGGAGAATTCAGACAGGCGTGAGGAGGGGTCTTTGTTATCCATTTTCAGGAAGAGGGCGCGCTGAGCATTCAATGTGTCCATTGCGCGTTTGATGCGCTCCTGATAGGTTCGGACACGTTGAACGACCGCGGCGTCCTTCTGGGCCTCTTCTTCCTCTTCTGGCTCTTTTTCATCATCAAGCGCCATATTGGATGCTTTGGCTGCAACAGGCTGTGATATAGGTTGCGCGACAGGTATAGCGGCAACACTTGTGGGGCGTTTCATAGGTGGTCGTGGAGCGGCCACAGGTGCCTGTGCCACAGGCTCGGCCACAGGCGCTACAGGTGCCACAGGCTCGGCCACAGGCGCTACAGGTGCCACAGGCTCGGCCACAGGCTCGGCCACAGGCACTGCAGGTTTTGAGACTTCCAATGCAGCAGGTGCAGCAAGAGCAGCAGGTGCAGCAAGAGCAGCAGGTGCAGCAGGAACAGGGACAACCTTGCTTGGTCGTTTAATGGGGGCTCTTGCCACAGGAGCAGAAGGCGCTGCAATCGGCGCAGAAGGCTCCACAAGAGCAATGGCTGCGTCAGGCTCCGCACCACCCTGTTGCTCATCATTCGATAGATCGTTATTACTCAGAAGGTCCTCCTCATTAAACAGTTCGTCATCGTTCAATAGGTCTTCTTCATTAAACAGATCGTCGTCTAACAGATCATCCGCCAGATCGTCTTCCTCGGCAAGAAATTCCGCCTCCGCATCGTCCCATTCATCCGATCCCACATCCTCCGTTTCCTCCTCTGCTGACGTAGGAAAGGGGCGCGTGATGCTCTTCGGAAACGTAAAATTACAGATCGCACGGCTGCGAAAACGATAACTTGAGGGAGTCTTCATCGCAAACGGATCCTCCCTGTCTCCCTGATCCTTCTTTTTTGACTTCTCTATCGTCATCTCCTGACTTCGTTCCACCGTATAGGCCGAGAGAACATAATCGCTCATTTGACACTTGATCACCTCATTGCGGGCCACACGGGGCATATACTCTTCTTTGGATCCGCGATAGTAGGAAATCAATCCCGCCAACCGTTTCTGTAGGACCAATTTGTTTGTGATGGTGAGGTCGGGTTTAATGAATTCCGTTCGGAATCCCACATCGTCCACAGGAAGACGGGGATAGGACACATAGACTTCCTCACCAATGGGGATTTCCGCAGCCTTGAGGGCCTCTTTGATCGCGGGATACTGTTCACGAATTCCCTCTTGTGCAGTAGGATCATATTCCACTGCAATCTCCTCCTCTGAACCTGTATCCACCCGACGATATCCTTCATGAAAGGTGGAAATGAGAAGAGTGGACATCATATGCTTTTTATCCACATCTACGATATCAATTCGCGGATCTTTCTCTACGATGCCCCTGATTTTCTCAATAATGGCATTGTCCGTTGTTTGTAGGGGCACCTCCACACACTCCGTGTATCCCGCCAACACATTCGCAAGAATGCCGAGTTCTTCTGGAAAGTTAATGATAGGAGTTCCTGAGAGACCAATGATTTTACTGTTTCGCGCATCAGTGAGCAACTTGTAAAACAGATAACCGCGATTGTATTTTTTGGTCGGGTCCTTGCATGCAATGGGATCCCAACGACCTGGCGTGACGGGTTCATAGGGCATCTTCCCTTTTTTGGAGGGGGTCATAAACTGCATCAGATTTCCCTGCATGAGACGAATGAGATTGTGAATCTCGTCCACCACAATGACGGCATTGTCAAACATGCGGGTCCCTGATTCGTCCGTCTGGCACGCATAGGACATGAGTTTTTTGAGGGTGATACCGTTGTAGCTGATAAAGGTGATGCGCTGATCCATCATTTCGGTTAACTGCTGACGAATATCGGCCCGCTCTTGATCCGATAGCGTCATGTGATTCGGTGGGAGTGTAAAATCGGGAATCCAGACAACCCGTTGTGCTTCGGGTCGTTTCAAGACACGGCCCAGAAACGCTTCCGACAGGGATAGAACGGATCGCGCATACAAAAAGGTCACGCCTCCTTCGGATACAAGGGGCATCTTCACCCAATGGTTGTTCATATGAAAATGGCGAAATCCACAGAAGGAGATTTCAGACATAAAGTTGGCGCGCAGAGAGAAGGGGGTCATGACGATGATTTTTTGGTTGGAGGTGCCATAAATGGCTTCTGCCGCGGCAATGGCGGAACATGTTTTTCCTGATCCGAGACCGTGATAGACCAGAATGCCGCGATAGGGAGACGCCATCCGAATGTATTCACGGATGAATTTCTGATACAGGAAGGACTCCATCTCAGACCCACTCATTTTCGCACAAGCATTCTCATCCAGAGGCCCTTTGACCTGAGGGTGAATGTGAAAGGAGCGATACTGCTCTTGAATGAATCGATAGAAACTCTTACGAGTTTGCGGCGTATACCGAACGGTGTCGGTCTGATAGGGAGACGCCGACTCGATCTTCTGCTCCTCTTCAGGATACCGAAGAGCGGTCTCTTTTCCTTGGACAGCGAGGCGATCCATGCGCTCTAGAATTTCCCGTTGAGGTTCATGAACACGGGGGACCATATCGGGTGTGGCAGCGGCTTTCTGTGCGGCGGCAGCGGCGGCAGGTTTGGCGGCAGGTTTGGCGGCAGGTTTGGCGGCGACAGGTTGACCTTTTTTGAGAGAGACATCGGGGCGGACAAGGGGGTTCACGCGCGGTGCTTCTGTAGCGGCTTCCGCAATCCCTTGAAACGGGGCACGACGAGCAAGTGATGGGGAGGCAAGCGATGGGGAGGCAAGCGATGAGACAGGAAGTGTCGCACGAATCTCATCTGGCAAGAGCTGCACCACTTTACTTGGCTGAATCCCTTTGGGCTGGACGCCGCGTGGCTGGACACCTTTTGGTTGGACACCTTTTGGCTTAGGATCCGCCATCTAAGAAAGAGGGAGAAACTCCTATGGGCAACAGTTAGACACATAGTGTTTCTGATTTTGGTCCTGGGTGGGGAAGCATGGATTCTTGAGCGCATGATACGTATCAAACGCTGGCAAATACGGGTTAGCCTGATGGTTGATCGGTGGATCGGAAAGAGAGGCAGTGGGGCCATTGGTATCCGTACAGTCACAGGCGGGAAGAGTAATCACACGATCTGTGGCAACCGAGCATGCATGCTGCCCCGCTTTCTGGAGAAGGATGGCCTCTGAAGAATACACACGAGTGGCAGAACCTGTGGCGGCCGAGAAGACACTCGGAACCATCTGGGTGGATCCCGTCATGAGGGTCATCTGCTTTCCTTGACCACCATAGGAACAGCCGCCGTTCTGATTTGCACAACCCTGTGTCGGAACACTCGTACCCTTGATATAGGTAGAAGAGCGAATCTGTTGCTGCCACGTGAGTGTGCTAGAATCCACTGTCTGGGCACGACTCAGCGTGCGAGTGTTCTGTTGCTGTAGTAACTTGGTGATTTGGCTGGCATCCATGGTCTACTATGATACAATAAAAATAGGGACCATAAATGTCGCAGATGCTTATGCTTTGGCTTATGCTTTGGCTTATGCTTTGGCGTATGCTTAGGTCGCATATGCTTTGGTCGCATATGCTTAGGCAGAGGCCTCCAGAATCTCCAGAGCAAGACGGGACGCCTCTTGTTCCGCCACCTTCTTGTTCCTCGCCGTGGAGACGGCCACCACGCGGTCCATAGGATCCAGGACACCCATCGTAAACATCCGATCATGCGGTGGACCCACCACTTCGATTTCTTTGTATCTCGGCGGGATATGATACAGCGTCTGAAACTTGCGAAGGAGCTGATCTTTGTAGTTCGTGTCTTCAATAATGATCTGGACAAAGTCAATGTGCTCTTCCAAGATGCGAACCAGAAGGTCGTGGCACTGTTGAAGCCCTCGCCCCGCCTCCTCCTCTTGGAGATAGAGCGCCCCAAACCAGGCCTCAAACATAGATCCCATGATCCGCAGGTTGTTGCGTCCATCGCACACGTCCTCCATATGGCGACTCAGAATGATCCAGCGACTCATGCCCACATCCTTTGCCAGGATTCCGAGCTGCTTGTTGTTGACAATGCGGGACAAGATGCGCGTCAAGAATCCCTCTCCCTGTCCTGGATAGCGCTTGGAGACATAGGACGCCGTAATGAGACCCAGCACGCGATCTCCCAGGTATTCCAGTTCTTCATTGTCACACCGGCGTAAGGGGAGACAGTCGTCTGGTCGTGGAGCCATCGTCATTTCATCTCCGTGCTCTTCCTGCTCTTTCCAGAGCTCAGGGCGATCCACATAGGATTTGTGGCAGCAGGCCTGCGAAAAGAGGTCAAATTTCTGAATACGGCCCTTCCAGCCATATCGTTTGAGAATCGGGATCACATCCGAGGGAGTGATCTCCCGATTCTTCGGATTCCATGGATAAAAGAGCTTGTTTGGTTCCATGGATGTAGCGAGTATATGATCTTTTGTATGGAACCGATCGTATCAATTTTTATGGCGCGATCGTTGTCATGGGCACATTTCCGTATGGCCCTGTAGAATGAGCATGGATGTTCCTGCGGCTGCAGCCGTTGTTGCTACAGTGGAAGCGGGCACACCTGCTGCGAATGCTCGCACTGCGAATGCTCCCACTGCGAATGCTCGCACTGCGAATGCTCCCACTGCGAATGCCTCCCATGTGGCATTGTCACAGGCGAATGTGCCCGACGACGTATCCTTTATCAATGTGGGAGGAGATGTATTTGCGATGAAAGGTGATGTGCCCCCTATTTCCCTCTTATACCAAGACTATGCAACGTTTCAGAGCACCTTTACTGTTCCACCTTATCCTAAGAATGTGATGTATCTTCTACGCACCTATATGCGATGGCACGGATGGGATAACACCACCTTTTCATTTGCCAACGTGGATGATAAAAATGACCTTCTAGAGGTTCTTCGTATACGAATCAAGCAGATTCCTGAAGAGATCGAAGCATATGGTAAGGCGCATCGTACAGAAAAAGATGCATTGTTTCTCTCTCATAAAAGGAGGGTGATGGCTCGTCTACAACATATTATAGAGGCGATCCAGTCTCCCTCTAGTGGCCTCCACGTTAAACTCCTTCCAAATCCTCGTGATCAATACTTGCTGCTATTGGAAGTGGCCTGGCAATTGTCGCAGCCCTCTATGTCTTCTACCTGGAAGTATCATTTGGATGCGATTCATCGCCTTCGTCTCCAAGAACTTCCTCAAGAGATCCGAGCCATTCAAGATAAACCCGAGATTCAGCCTCGTAATGTATTTGAAAGGGTTCCTGCGCCTGAAAGCGCGGTCATAGATGGAAACACTGCTCTTCAGAATCGGATCAGGGCACTTCTGACAATCCTTCATATGCAGCAGGCAGTGGATACACCTGCTTCTACGATTGCGCCTGCTTCTAGCAGTGCACAGCAAGGAGGGTCATACGAATCTATCCATGATGGGGGGAAAATGGATCATCTCTTCCGCCATGCCATGCTTCCCCTCTTTGACCATTTTCGTGTGATGTTTGATCCCATTTACAGCATGCTAGAATCTCATCATCTGAAGTCCACGCTTTCGTCCCCTCGTCTCTTCTCCTCGCTCTCTTTGCTCTTCTACATGTGCCATCATCTACATCAGCGTTCCTCTGACCGACACGTGGATTGTATCTATCGTGTTCATCATCTCCCCGCAGTTGTCATGTCCTTTTTTCAAGAGCAACTTCGTGGGACACGCTCCTACGTCAAAGGGCTTACCTCTTCGAAGAAGCGCGAATTTGTCCAGCAACTCTCTCACCTTCCCGCAGTCCGTCTGTCTTCTTTGAAAGCGGGTCATACCTCCTTTCAGTTCTATCTACTGAATGAAAACATGACGTTGCCTACGGCACAGGAATGGGTGGACCCGACCTATTCCAATCGCACGACGGCCATTCACGAATCGCTCTCTGAGTTTTTTACCGATCGCCATCTCTATGTCGTGTGTGGAGGGGCACATCATGTCCCCCTTCGTATCCGTGATGTAGACGGACGGTCCCTTCGCAAAGATGATGTTCGTGTGGATCCGCTCTACTCTCACCGACTCAATCGGACACCCCTCTTTATGGACGAAGTCTTTACCTTTGATCCTCATGTTCTCTATCTGGATTCGGAGCTCGTGTTGAGTATGCTTCTCGTGTCAAAAGATCAGCTGTCTTCCTAGAATGGAACCTAGCCAACCGGTTCAGACGAAAGAAAGTTCACCTCAAAGCACCCTCTCCTTTCATCGTATCATGCTCAAAGCAAAATACAGTTTTTACAGTGCCGTCGTCTTTTTCTTATTTGCGAACCCCGAAACCGCGCGGGTGTTTCAGCGCTTCTTTGGGTCTACCGTCACGTTTTTGTCCAACGGCGCTCTCACTATGACGGGTATGTTCATTCAAACGATTCTCTTTTTTGTGACCATGCTCTCCCTTATGTTGCTCCCGATGGACGGATAGAAGTGCGACATAGGGGGTTCTTGATACTGCGTGCTGTGGCGGTTGTTGATGGGTGCGAGGGACGAACGGTGGTGCATGGGGGTTGCAATGTGCTTTATGAATCATAGGGGCTCTATGAGGCGCTGTATGCATCACAGGTACAACAGGGGTTACATACTGATGGAGAATACGCTCTTGTGCCTCTGAATAGCGCAACCCTGGATATTTCTCTTGATACATCTTCATCATGACTACGGTCTCTGCGGTGGCATCTGTCAATCGTAGGACACTGTTTGTATGATTCTTCTCACAAGTATGCATGAGATTGTGAAACACATCCGATCCTTTCTGCTGTTCTTCAGCAGAAAAGATAGAATTCCATCCTGCACGAGGTGTCCACTGTGTCATATGCGTTGCCTTGCGTTGTCTTGCGGTGCGCTATACAGAAGAAGGCGACTACGGTTTATGCTCTCTGCACCCCTCGTAGAGAAAAGAGAGACCTTTCGTAGACATGAAGGCCACTCATATCGCACTCGTCGTTCTTGCACTTGTTCTTATTCTGATTTCCCTCCGACCGTTATCCGAGGGGTTTGAGGGAGAAGATATGACGATCATGATTTTTAAGGCAGAATGGTGCGGTCACTGTCAAACGGCCGCTCCCGAATTTGCGAAACTCCTGGCTGCCTCTCCGATTGACCTGTCAGGCAAGAAGGCCGTCGTTCGCATGCTAGATGCGGATCAGGACAAAGACGCCATGGCGCCCTACAAGGATCGGGTCAAGGGCTTCCCGACCATCCTTATCCAAAAGGGAAGCGAGCTCATTGAATACCCTGGTGAGCGAAAGAGTGACGATGTGATTGCTTTTGCGAAGGGCTTGTAAGCCTGACCAAAGGGCTTGTAAGCCTGACCAAAGGGCTTGTAAGCCTGACCAAAGGGCTTGTAAGCCTGACCTGACCAAAAGGACTCTAGAAACCTAAACATCCGTCTCCTAGCATTTCATAGAATGACCCCTATGAGCATTGTATACGATGATCCTGAGATCACCAGCCTGTCCGAAGGGCTCCGCATTCTGCCTACGGTACCCCATCCCTTTTTGCGTATTCGTTACACCCTTTCGCTAAAAGAGTTCCACACCGATCCCGTCTTCTCCCGTCTTGTTCGCCATGAAAACAATGGGACCTTTCGTCTGACCTTTCCGTCTGCATGCGCTTCTGTCACGAATCTCCGTATGAACCGTGCCTGTCGCATGGTCACCTATTATCGTGATAGAGAGACACGGTATATCCAAGAAATACAGGTGACACGTCACACACACCTCTTTCTTCAACAGTATCCCTCTACGGAGATTACGATCTACATCGAAGATGACAAGGATCTTGTTCTGTCCTTTGATCTGTATCTGACAAGAAAGGCGTGCCTTTCCAAACTCTAGAAAGAGTGGCGTCTTCTAGGAATTGGTTGTTCTTTCACATAGGCCATCGCCGCCTGTTTTCCTTTTTCAAGGATCTGGAGTTTGATCTCCTGTTCCATGGAAAAATCAAACATATCCATCTCTCCCAATTCGATTTGAATACATGGCGAATCATAACACCGAAGATCCGTATTCATTTTCTCAGCATACAGGATATTAATAGGACGGGTGACGACTTGCTCCATAGAAAGCTCAGAGTCCTCTATTTTTCCCACGATACTACGAATCAAAAGACTCATGGTCTTCTTGTGCTCCTCAAGAGGTAACAAATGGAGAGGATAATTGCTCACCACTGCACCATCCATATAGTAATGACCTGTCACGGGACATACAAACGGCTGAAAATAGAGAGGGACGGACATCGAGGCGCGCACGGCATCGGCGATATGATAGGTAGGAGTATCCTCTGGACTAAACATGACAGGAATCGCATCATTCAGATCGGTGACCACCACACGCAAAGAAGAACCACAGATGGTCTGCGCCTCTTGAAACGTTAGCTCAGAGGAGAGACCCTTCACATGAAGACAGGCATGAATCAGCCTTTCTAGACGGTCTCCTGTGTCCATACCCATCCGTAAAATCCATCCCGGAACCGAATCCATTTCATTGATCTGAGTGAAATCAAATCGAATGCAGAAGTCTTCTAGTTCTTCCAAGGTGTATCCGATGGAGAGGCACATGGCAAAGAGGGCTCCTGCGGAGACACCCATCCATTCTTTAATCATCGTGAAAGGGATGTGCTTTCGTAATTCTAAGAGGGCGCCGACATGGGCCATGCCGCATATGCCTCCCCCTGAGAGATAGATACGGTGAGGAATCATACTTATTCTTCTTGTGGGGCCTTTATCTTGTTGCTGTCGCGTTGCGCTTTGCGCTGTGTGAGATTCCTTTGCTTTGCTCTTCCTTTTCAGATGGATACTCCCCAACTTAATCCAGCCGATCTCTATGACAAACGTAAAATGAAGGATGCATCCCGTCTTCGCGCCTACAATAAAATTCTAGAACAAATCTACCATCGTATTCGGGTCATTTCCAAACTCCCTAATGCACAATGCTATCTCATGTATACTGTCCCCCCGTTCATTCTGGGTCTTCCGAAAATGGACCTAGAAGATTGTATTGTCTACCTGATCTACCAATTACGCCATGCAAAATACGAGGTTCGGTATAGCCCTCCCAACCTACTCTACATTTCATGGATTCATCATGAAAAGTCCTATTTGGTGGAGCAGTCGCCCATCATGATGGCAATGATGGAATCGGCGGAGAAAACGCAGCATGAAATGGAACAAAAAGAGAAAGAGGCGTCGCGACTACTAGCGGGTCGCAAATCCAATCGAAAAGTGCGCATTCAATCTCCTGGTGAATTTCAGGGGATGGGCTCGATGGGCTCCATGGGCTCAATGGGCTCCATGGGATCCATGGGGCAAAGGGGTGCAGGACCACGATCCGCCATCCATACGGTATTAAATCGCCCCCTTGCCCCTGTCGCAGGTCCTCCCCCGCCCTCCGCCTCTCATTATGTTCCTCCACCGAGCTTCTTACAGTCCGTGACGAATCCACAAAACACAGTTCACGCGCCACGATCCGTCCCTGATTATTTCACGTAGAGAATACAGAAGATAGACGGCAGATGCGACCCCCTTTGTTACGCATTCGGTTCTATTTGTTTCTGTTTGGATGCCTGGGAACACGTCTCCTATTTACCCTCTGTAGTTACTATGCATCAGGATGGCCTCTGTTTGGTCTTGGTCTTATCGCATGCCTTCCCGTCATCGGATGGCTCTTCACGATGTGGGTAGCTCCTCGTGACACAGGAATCGAAACCTTGGGCGCCCCTATTTGGTGGAAGTCTCTTCGCCCGTTCCACGGCCTTCTATGGGGCTCCTTTGCGTATGCGGCCATGATGGGATATCCTTCTGCGTGGAAGATTCTGTTGCTGGATACTACGTTAGGTATCGGCTCCTTTTTGATTCATCATGCGCAGGAAGGGAACTTGGCTCACATGATAAAGGGTGATGTGTAAATATGCTATTCCGCGTGGCTATTCTGCGTGGCTATTCCGCGTGAAGAAGAGCATGGAGCCGCTGAGAGACCACGGGTCCCACTTTGCGCGCGCCCACTTTCACGACCTCCATCTCTTTCACCGTTGCCTTCATGATGCCTGAGAAAGAATGAAAGGTAGCGATGAGGGTTTCGGCCATCTTCACGGATACGCCTGGGCATTGGGCCAGACAAGAGATTGCAAAGTAGGTCGGGTCGGATGCATTGGCCTTCTTCTGAACATGAATCCCGTCCGTCACTTTGACCATATCTGTCGTGCGCTGGAGAGAGGTGGGATCCTCTTTCCACTGTTCCACGAGGGTGTCAATGAGTTCCGCCGTTTCTTCGATAGATGCCGTCTGCATCACGGGAATCTGATAGTGAAGCGTGAGGCGATGGAGGAAGGTGAGAAGGGCCCGTTTTGCGAGACGTCCCGTGGAAGACGAAAGAGACCCTTCAATGACATACATGGGTTGTGCCTTGGATTCATGACAGAATGCCAAGAGACGACCGCGTTGCTCCCGATAGCGCCCGTCTAGAATGGACGCCTCTAGGTCGCGAATGGATTTACGCTCGATCAGCACAGCGCCTTCTAGGGGCGTTCCGTCCTGACACCCGATCCAAATGTCTGCTACGGGAAGCGCTTTGATCTGAGGGACTTCGGAGGTGCTGTGAGCTGCAAGCTGCGCAATTAACTCTGATTCTCTCATGTCAACCACGAACATGTTTATTTCTACGTTTGCTTTATGATAGATATCGTGCGATGGGTTTAGATGGGTTATCCTCTCCTCTCTCATCAGAGCCATGGACGTCCTTTCTTCGGGAGAACTGGAGAAGGTCTTAAAGAAACACCCTGATCGCATTCCCATTTATGTTCGTCGTGATCCGAATAGTCATGCGGATCTGCCCGACATCCGTCGTCACAAGTTTTTGGTGCCGTCCCATTTTACGATGGGTCATGTGCTTCACATCATTCGCACATGGATTTCGGTCCCTCCTCATCAGGCGCTGTTTATGTTTGTGGGGAACACCCATCCATCCATTCACAGCCCACTGATCGAGATCTATCAGGCATGTAAGAGCCCTGATCAGTTGCTCTATGTGACGTATACAACGGAGAACACATTCGGGGGGGGACACACTCCCGCTACAGCCCTTCGGGCGTAGCGGCGTGTCCCCCCTAACCCCCTACCTTAGAGGGAAATAAACCTATTTAGATGATATAACTTCATGTGAGAGGGTGCATGTCCCTACCTAGCCCCTGCGCTTTCGATAGCGCAGCCGATTTGGCTGTGTCTGCACAGGAGACATGGAAAACGGGGAGATTGGAAAATGAAAGGCAGGCATAAAGGATTCGTGAACCACCTGGGGAGCCTCTTCCATGATGGCATCTTGGATTTGGACCTGGACCTCTTGAACTTGGTCTTGGACCTCTTGAACTTGGTCTTGGACCTCTTGGACTTGGACCTCTTGGACTTGGACCTCTTGGTCTTGGACCTCTTGGACTTGGACCTCTTGGACCTCTTGGACCTGGACCTCTTGGACTTGGACCTTTTCAATATCTTCCTTGATTTCCTCTTGAACTTCCGTAATGTGAGTGACCTCCTCTACGACTTCTTGAACTTCCTCTATAACCTGTGCGACTTCCTCTACAATGTGAGTGGCTTCCTCTACAACCTGTGTGACTTCCTCCACTACTTCTTTGACTTCCTCCACAGTCTGAATGACTTCCTCTACGACCTCCACAACTTCTTTGACCTCCTCCACAACTTCTTTGACCTCCTCCACAACTTCTTTGACTTCCTCTACAACCTCTTCTACGACCTCCTTTACTTCCTCTATGACCTCTTTGACCTCTTCTACAATCTCTTTGACCTCTTCTACAACCTCTTGGACCTTCACAGGATTGTGTGATTGTGCTTCCTCTCCACTAGAGAGAGGGGTGTGGGGACACGCCGCCAAAGGCGGCAGTGTGTCTCCACTGAGGGTGGGGGGACACTCCACCGAAGGCGGTAGTGCGTCTCCACTGCGAAGTGCCCCCACAAAAGACGTCACCTGTGATATCTTACGATACAGATAGGCTGGCGGATAGTTCCCCATCTCTCTATGTATCCGTTATTTTATCCGGATAGGTTCCTATGATGCGATCGTATTACGATGATATCATATGATACATATTTCTCGTCTATTCATGATACGGGAGCTCTTAGAACCATGCTTTGACCGGATGCGTTGGGGCAAACATCCGCTCTAGGCCTGGTGTCCACTGTGTATAGTCATTTTTCCCATGACGTGTGGAGGAACGCTCCGTAAAAAAGGGATCAAGACCCGATGACATATCCGAGGCGGTGATGGGAACCTCAATGCTCTGTTCTCCTCGCTGTATTTGCACCTCGCGTTCCGTCTGAACATCATCCTCCCATACAATCGTGGGATCTTTCTCTTTTACCTCCGTAATCTCCCACATGTTTTCCCCTTGCTTGGACTTCTGGATCACAGGAATCAGACCTCGCTTGTTATAGACCCGATCCATCAATTGTTGAACATCGTCCACTGAATAATGGAGAAGTTCCTTGCTTGATTTCGGCTGATACATCTGTAGGATCTTCTTCTCCTCGTCCTCTTGGGTTTCCATATCCACGGGAGACATACTATCCATGTTTTGATAGGCCGCCGTATTCGGCGGATTCTCGTAATTCTCCACCTTCTTCTTTTCCCAGCGTGCCTGTCCCTCTTGAAACACTTGGGAGTCGGGAGATTGCACTGACCAGTCAAGTGGGTACCGGGTCATGGCGTCGCTCAACTGCTGTTTAGAGGCCTCTCGTGATCCACGGTTCTGAAAGATACTGGAGACCTCATAGTCATCTAGGTTCATGATCGGAGATGTTGTAAAGGGAGTATCCGGTTGGCGAGAGGCAGAACGGGAACGGGAACGGGAACGAGAACGAGAACGAGAACGGGAACGGCGACAAGATCTCTTTTGTTGTGCATAGAATCCTGCCCCCGCTACAAGAAGGACGACTACCATAATCATGACAAGAAGTGCAACACTCTTCATGAATATTCCTATCTTTGCTCTATATTTATAAATCACATCAAAGTAGAATGAAATCGCGGCGCGTATATCGAGTGCGGCGCAGCCGCGTGTCACATGGTGGCAAACTGAGACATACCAAACGTCGTGTAGGGCGTATGCCCAAAACGGCTCGCGGGCATCAACAGTCTTCTGCCGCAAAGATGTTCCCTCCACTTGATGTTCACTCCAAAGAAGACATTGCGAAAGCAATCAAGCAGATCATGAAGGGCCCCGTCACGATCTTGCTTGTGTATGCAGATTGGTGCGGACATTGTCATGACCTTATGCCCCATTGGGATGCTGCTGCGAATTCACCAAACCGCACTGTTCCTTCCATCAAACTAAATGAAAAGAACACAGAAGAATTTAATTCTGCCTTGAACAGTCTGAATAAGAAGCAATCCTCCGTTCACGTCTCGGCATACCCGACGGTTCTTGTGCTAGATAACAAGGGAAACAAAATCACCGACGTGCAGGGTAAGAAGGACACTGAATCGTTGACCCAACTGATGAATCGCTCAGGTCCCTTGGCCGAACAGGCGGGCCTTTCGCAACCGAAGGGGGCACCAAAGGGGCTTTCGCAACCGAAGGAGCTTTCGCAACCGAAGGAGATGCAGGAGTTTTCTCGCCCACAGGAACAAGAGTCAGAGGAAGGATTGGCGGCCCAAGGTATGCAAGATATGCAAGCCCAAGGTATGCAAAGTATGCAAGCCCAAGGTATGCAAAAGGATCTAGCAGCGTCCTTAGAGCCCCTTTCTCTTCCCCTGGCCTCTCCTCCTCGCCGCGAACCCGTCGTGGGCGGTGCGCACCATCACAAAAGTGGCCTCTATCGTCTCTTTCGTAAACAGACGCATAAGAATCGGCAATAAAAATTGATCTTCCGCTACATGCTGTAGAAAGGCACATTGTCCACGATCCACGATCCACACTATGAATCCTCTTGTGTTTCATCTGCTGGATCTTCAAAGCCGTGATATGCACGTCGAAGCCGAAGACGACGAGCATCGCGAAGTGACCTACGAAGATGTATCGGATGAAGACGAATATCCACGACGACGCGTCAAAAAGACGCCCTTCCACGCCCGAGAAATGATCATTCACCTGTTCGGTTCGACTGAAACAGGTATCCCCGTCCGCTGCGACGTCAGTGGATTTCGCCCCACCCTCTATCTTCGTCTTCCCGAAGAGCGCACAAGCGCAGCGATTACCTCCATCACTACCTATCTAACTGCGCAGGGTCTTCCTATTGGGCAGATCCAGATGACGCGCGTTATGAAAAAAGTGTTTTACGGATTCACGGCAAACACCTTTCTCCCTTTTCTTCAATTGGACGTTCCCTCGCTGTCCCTCTTTCGCACCCTTCGCGGACTCTTCTTGGATGATCAACTTCGCCCCGCCACCAAGAAGGCGCTCGAGGCACCCTTGCGCAATGTCACCATCGAGGTCTTCGAGGCCAATCTGGATCCCATGCTTCGGTTTCTCCATGTTCAAGAGATCTCCCCCTGTGGCTGGGTTGCCATTCAGGGCGGCACCCTTTCTGAATCGGCGGACATGATCACCGTGGAATGTGATTCTACGCAAGTGCGGCCCACAAAAGGGCCGCGCCCCACCGCTCCCTTTCTCACCGCGTCGTGGGATATTGAGTGCTTCTCCATGACGGGCGACTTCCCTTTGGCCAAGAGAACATGGAAGAAGGCGGCGCAGGAGGTGGAACACTGTTCGGCGGAAGAGGCTGCCGAGCGAGTGCTGGCGAGTTTGTCCGTGGGACAGACACCCGTCTCTACCCTCCCTAAAGGCATGACCCCAATCTACATGGCATGGAAGGGCAAGCTGGGATCTGGAGCAAATGAGGGGGTGGGCATGGAACGCGCCCGTCGCGCCCTGACATCCGCCGTCTTCCAAGAGCGATGGTCTCACGGTGGAGACCGAACAGAACATGTGGAGGAGCTCCTCCAGTCCACCCTCGGCCCTCTTATGGCCCTTCAAGGAGACCCCGTCATTCAGATTGGAACCACACTCCTACGAGGCTCCGAGGTCGAGCGCCATCTCTTCGTCTTTCCCGATTGTGCCCCTCTTGCAGATATCATTGTTCACGCCTATCCCACGGAAGGAGAGATGATCCATGCGTGGTTTCAGTGGATGAACGAGAAGAATCCTGACATTCTCTTGGGATACAATATCTTCGGTTTTGATGAAGCCTACCTCTGGCACCGTGCCGAAGAACTCAAACTCCTCCAGGGCACCTCTCCCCTCCATGAATTCACACGCCTCTTTGACCTATCAGGAGAGATGAAACTGGAAGAGAAGTTCTTGAGCTCCTCGGCCATGGGAGACAATCGCATGTATATCTGGTCGGCGCACGGACGCCTTCAAGTGGACATGTTCCATTCCGTGAAGAGAAATCATGTGCTCCCTTCTTACAAGTTGGATGAGGTCGCCAAACACTTCCTCTCAGGCGCCTTGAAAACGCACCATTACGATCCGAGCACCTCCACACTCACCCTTCACGTCGGCGGGGCCTTTCAGGAGGTTCGTGCAGGACGAGCCATCGCCCTCTTGGATGAAACGGGAGAAACCGTGTCCCCCAAACTCATCGTTCACTCCGTCCAGGGAGGCGTCCTGACATGCGTTCTTCCCTTGGAGCAAGAGGGATTGGATGAAATGGAGGATGCGACCAAGTGGGTGATCGTGAAAGACGACGTGAGCCCTCAGGATATTTTCCGTCTACATCGTGAAAGCGCAGAGGGTCGCGCCATTGTTGGAAAATACTGTTTACAGGATTGCGATCTGGTCATTGAGCTCTACAAGAAACTGGAGACGTTCAACAATGCGATGTCCATGGCGAACGTCTGTTCCGTCCCCGTCACCTACATCTTTACCCGCGGCCAGGGGATTAAGATTGAGTCCCTCATGTTCAAGGCGTGCCGCGAGCGTGACATTCTGATTCCCGTGCTCACCATTCCCACATCGGGTTCGGATGATTCCTATGAGGGTGCCATTGTGCTGGACCCGCAGCCTGGATTTTACACGAGTCCCGTCGGCGTCTGCGATTTTGCCTCGCTGTATCCGTCCACCATTGTGAGCGAAAACATCAGCCACGACTCTCTCTTGTGGATCAAGGACTTTACCGACGAGGGGATTCTGATCAAACACCAATGGGGCTCGGATGCCTATGAGGACTGTGCGGGCTATGCCTATACCGACATTGAGTATGACATCTGGCGATCCGATCCGACTGATTCACGGAAACAGCCGCGGAAAATGAAATGCGGTCGGCGCATCTGTCGCTTCGCCCAGCCGCTGGATGGGACGAAGTCCACGCTTCCCCAGATTACCACATGGCTCCTGTCGGCTCGCTCGGCAAAGAAGAAGGAAATGAAGGCGGAGAAAGACCCTGAACGCTATGCGCTCTTGGATGCGGAGCAGTTGGCCTACAAGCTCACGGGTAATTCCCTCTATGGTCAGCTGGGATCGGGGACGTTCAAGATTCGTCTTCAGGCCCTTGCGGCGTCCGTCACGGCCTATGGACGAAAACAGATTCTGTTCGCCAAGGCGGCGATTGAGCGCTTCTATGGCCCTGAATCAAAGGATCCTCGCTGTTCGGCGCGCTGTATGGCGAAAGTCGTGTATGGCGATTCTGTGACGGGTGATACGCCTGTTCGGATCAAGCAAGAGCCTCGTATAGGCTCTCCAATGGGTTCTACGCTCTGGACGCTACCCATTGATTCTCTCCACACCTTGGAGCCTGGACAGGGATGGCACCGAGAGGGAGACAAAGAATTCTATGAGCTGGAACGGTGCTGGAGTTGGACCGAGACGGGTTGGACACGGATCCATCGTGTCATCCGTCACCGCCTTCCTCTTACCAAACAGATTCACCGTGTCTTCTTGACGGTGGGATGGATTGACGTCACGAGCGATCATTCTCTTCTGACGGCTGCGGGAGAGATGATTACGCCTCGCGAGGTAGATGTGGGAACGCGCCTGCTTTCCACGCTGTATCCAGAGGGAGACGTCGTTCGGCGCGTTGATGTTCTTGTCTCTCAAGACGCTTATCGCGAAGCTTATCGCGAAGCTTATCGCGAAGCTTATCGCCAGCCAATGGTCTATGATCTCACGACGGACAATCATCACTTCCAGGCAGGACCCGAAGGACTCATTGTTCACAATACGGATTCGCTCTTTGTGGAATTTAACCCTCGCAATCCTGAGACGGGGGAGCGACTAGAAGGACGCGAGGCGCGTCAGGCGACCATTGACATCACGGGTGAGGCGGGTCATTTCATCAGTAAGGTGCTTGCGCCTCCTCACGACTTTGAGTTCGACAAGTGCTTTGACCCGCTTCTCATGTTCTCCAAGAAACGGTATGCGGGAAACATGTATGAAGAGAACGCGGACGACTATGTTCACAAGTATATGGGCATTGCGCTGAAGCGACGAGACAATGCGCCGATCGTGAAAACCATCTTTGGAGGTGCCATGAAGATGCTCTTGGACAAGAGAGATGTGGTGGGAGCGTTCCACTTTGTGAAGGAGAAGTGTGCGGAACTCGTGACGGGTAAGGTGAGCATGGGACAGCTCATGGTGACCAAATCATTGCGTGCGGATTATGCGGATCCCACTCGGATTGCGCACAAAGTATTGGCGGACCGTATTACGTTGCGGGATCCTGGAAATGCTCCTGCGGCAGGTGATCGCATTGGATACGTCTATGTGCGTCCCAAGGCGGGACAACTGGCCTCGGCGTTACAAGGAGATCGCATTGAGACTCCGCTGTTTATCAAGGAACATGGGCTTCTTCCTGATTACAAGCATTACATCGAGCACCAACTTCAGAATCCGATCTCTCAGGCGTTTGGTCTTCTCTTGGAGCTTGTGCCTGGCTTTCGTGGAGACATGCTTCGTGGATGCCCGTTGGCGGTCGATGATTTGGATCGATTTCTTGCGATGCGAGAGGCAAAGGCGGCGGAGCTCCTGTTTGCGGAGAGTCTGAAGACGCTGGACATGGATGGCACGCGGTTGGCGATGGCGCATCTGTTCAAAGGGACGGCGACGGTAGTGAAACGGGCTGTCAAGGAGCCGATCACAAGCACCGTGGTAAGCGCATCAGCAAGCGCAGCAGAAACAGGAGGAGCTACAAGCGCAACAAGCGCAGCAGAAACAGTCACACGCGCAGAAACAAAAAAGCCCGCTATTCAAATGCGAATGAGCAGTTATTTACAGGATACCATGATGATGGACGAGATGAAAAAGAAAGAACGGGCTAGAAAGGCAAAAGAAACCAGAGAGGCGAAGAAGACCGCAAGTGCTAGTGCAAGCGTAGCAGGTGGCACATAAGGCCATTGGTTCGATCACGCCGTATGGAATTCTATTTTTTTAGAAAAATGTCATTGTTCATGTTGATATGGATATATGTAAATGATCAATGTTTGGATCGACGACTCTTTGAGCGGCGACTCTTTGAACGGCGGCTCTTCTTGGCACAGCTCTTTGAGCGGTGGCTCTTTCGTCGGTGGCTCTTTCGACGGCCGCCTTCTGAACCGTATTCTGTGTTGTAATCGTCGCCGTGTTCATCTTTTAATTGTTTTTTTTTCTCTGCTATTTCTCGTGTCACTGCATCGAAAGCAGCCCCTAGTTCTTGATCTTCCGCTTCAACATCTGGAGCATGGAGGCGATTGTTGAGTTCAGTCTGCTTAACTTGTAGGGCTTTTATTGTGTCAAGAAGTTTCATCTTTTTAATGGACTGTTGCGAATTATACATGCCTTCATTTTGTGTATCGCCACTAAATGGATTGCTCATTCTACTATCGCACACTATTTTATATCGCTCCTATTCGTGATGTTCGCCCCCTATCAAAAAGCATACCGTAAGCACTTAATAGAAAATAACATATGAATAGGATGGGCAACGCTTCGATCACACCCGTAACCTCTCTTCGTCTTGTATTAGTGGACTCTCCTGTCGAGGCTCGACGCATGCTACAAAATGCCGAACAGATCGACGGATATCTTGCCACATGTTACAATGATACACGGAATGAGATGGCTCGTTCCGAGGGGACCTATCATCCCAATGCGATCTCCGCCGACGATCACTCTTTTTTTCAATACCACCTGGATCAGGCTCTTCCTCGTCTCCCCCTTCGTCTCCGCACCGATCTTGACACGGTTCACGTGATTTCCTTGATGCCCTCTGCGGAAGGAGGAATGCCCCATACGCGTCCCACCAGTCTGATCTGTGCCCCGCATCTTCGCTCCCTCACCACCTTTTCTACCCTCGTCCATGAACTATGGCATGTTCATCAGCGCCTCTATCACGCCGAATGGGACGCCGTCTTTTTTCGGATGAAATGGAAAGAATGGTCAGGACAGCTGCCTACCTTGTTGGAGCGGGGGCGTCGTTACAATCCCGATACCGTGGATACGCCTCTCTGGGTCTTTCAGGATACCTGGGTGCCCGTCCCCATGTTTGACCATTTGACTCAGCCTCGTATCAAGGACACCACTGTCTGGTTTTACAACGTAAAAGACGGATATCATATTAAGCACGTTCCAGCAGAGCTCCATCATCTGGCCCCTGATCTTCCTGCGCCGGCATGGGAGCATCCTCGTGAAATGGCCGCGTATCTTCTTGCGGATCCAACAACCCATCAGCATTCTGTTCTCTTTCAACAACTCCTACAGGACATGGGCAACATTTCTGTTTCTCCCTAGTAGGGCCTGTGTGGATGTGTATTCAAGATCAGAAATGTTGTGCGTTTCTTTCTCTTC